GATGGAATATACCGGGGCAACGGATGACACGGATTATACCACGTATGCGATTAAAAAAAGATTCCAGATCAAAGATATTAACGGGACAGTGGTTCAGCAGAATGATGTCCTCTTAATTTTCCCGGCTTATGGTGCAGATAGTACAGGGACCCTTGCAACTTTACCCTGTTTAACTTCGGATAATCAAATCCTGATAGATAGTGTGGTGCAAAACGTTGTGAATCTCAAAGCCGTAGACCCGGGGAACGTCCCGCTTATGTATAAGGCGCTGATTAGACCATGAATGATTACGATCATATCGGCTTTGATGCGGTTTCAGATAATGCGGCTGATTTTTCCAAAGCGTTAATGGCAATGGCAGAATACACAACCGGATCTATTGAGAAGGTGGTCAGAAAAACGTGTATTGATCTTTACAGTGCCATTGTGGAAAGAACGCCAGTCCGGTTGGGTAACGCTAAAGCATCCTGGAGTTTGGGAATTTATCACGGCGATGATGAACGGGACAATAAAGCTGGATACAGCGAATCAGAAATAAATCAAATTGTCGATGAAATTGTCGCTGAGTTTAAACGAGCTCATTTTGAAGACGAGATAATCATTTATAACAACCGGGAATATATAGAAAGGCTTGAAAACGGATCATCACAGCAAGCTCCATACGGCATGGTCGCTGTTTCCCTATCAGAGTTCGAAGCCATGTTTAACAATGCTGTAAAACGGCTTGGAGGGATTGTAAAATGACGACTCTTACGCCTTCTGTTTATTCTGTAGAAAATGCTGTGTCAACCTACTTGGCAACTAACTGGACATATACCTCTATCCGGGAAATCAACAAAGACGATGCACCTGCAATTCCGTACATAGAAATGTACTGCAAGCCAGGTCGGGTGTTTGAGCTTGAGATCGGCGGATGCGGGGAGAGGTCCGGTATCATCAAGATTAATATCTATACGGCCAAAGGCGTTGGTGTTCAGCAGGGATTTTCATACGGCGGGAAACTTGAAGAATTGTTCTGGAACCAGGACATATCCGGCGTGATCTGCCAAAACGAATCAATACAACCATACACTGAATTTATAGGAATTGATGAGGCTTTGCAAGCCTGTCATCATCAAACAACAATACCCTTCTGGGTATTAACGGAGAACAGTTAAAATGACAAATACAATAGCAAAATCACGAGAACATGAAGCGTTTGTGGTAGAGGAAACCACAAAGGGGACGCTTGCGTATCCGACTGCGGCAGCCGAGTTGATGATTTTGACAGAGCAGGCCACATTGGAACAAGGCGTAACATTTACAGACTCAAAGGAAATTAACAACAGCCTGGATGTCCTGGAACGATTTCAGGATCGGATAGGTTCTGGTAGCTGGAGTTTGAGTTTTTACCTCAGGCCGTCGGGAACAGCCGGGACAGCGCCAATGGGTGATATTCTTTTTGAATCTTTGATGGGAACAAAAGCAACCGTTGGGGGGACATCCGTCACGTATTCACAGGCGTTGACAAAACCGTCGTTTTCGATCTGGTTTAAGCGGGGCCATACCTGCTATTACGGGTCAGGCGCATGTGCTGAAACAATGAAAATGCCTGTGTCAAACAAAGGCGCTGTAGAATTTAGCTTTAGCGGCGGGTTCATGAAGAAAGGGTGGGCCGGTACAGATGCTGCTAATGGTGCAACGGCGAACGGGACTGGAACGGGCTACGTCGTGAATTTATTGGCGGGTTATTCTGAAGGTGACACGGTTATTCAGGTGGATACCGGCTCAGGTACTATCCTTGAGGGGGACGCTATCACATTCGCTGGAGATGCAACAACGTATTTTGTTGCGGAAGGCGGAGGTTTTGCAGGTGACGGAGAAGGTACAATCACTCTCCGGGCGCCGGGGTTAACGGCATCTTTGGCAGATGGTACAGCTTTGACTATTGCCGGAAACTCAAAAATCACTGTAACAAACGGAAAGTTGTTCACAGCGGATGCCTTGGTTCAGATTGCTGATGACACAAACACAAATGCCGGGTATGGGATTTATTCTGTTTCCACAAATGATCTGTATATGAAAGAGGCGGTTACATGCGCAGATGAGGCTGTTGTGAAAGGTTTTATTCCCACAGGTCTTACAGCAGTTGGGACGCCGGTAGAGTCTAAAAACAGCTCAATAGCTTTTGATGGGTCAGATAAGGTGTTGAAGAGTATCACATACAATGTGAACTCCCCGGTGGAATGGCAGGATGAGGAGATTACCACATCCGGCTATGTTGAAAGCTATGTTGAAAGCAAACGGGCAATCACAATTGACACAAGCTTACTTTTCCGCGAGCAGGATCTTGAATTGTTTTACGATGCTCTAAATGACACCAGGGTTTCGGTTGTAACCACCATTGACGACGGCGCCGGAAGCATCTGTACATTAACTAACTCAAGTGTTGAGTTTGATGAACCAAAAGAGCAGCCGGGGGAAAATACGGTTTCTCTTAACCTTACTGGATCTGCCTTGGGAACATCCGGGGAAGACTCAATGACTATCGTTTTTACTTAATATCCTGCCAGGCATAGCTTAACAGCGAATCGGTGAACCTCCGGCACCTTTGCCTGGCCTACATTTTACCCGGAGAAAAACAAAAGAAAGCCGGAGGTAATAATTATGGCGTTAAAATTAAACAGATCAGAAAATGAAAGTTACTGGATTGAAGTAGGCGGCGGCAGGTTTCGTGTCTGCCCAACGTCTTTATCTGAAGACAATAACCTGAGACAGCGGTATACCCGGATAAAAAGAGGGGTAGAGGTTGTTGATTCTACTGCTTTGCTAAAAGCGCGGTTTAGGCGCGTGGTGACTGGATGGGAAGATGTCGAGGTTAATGGCAACAAAAAGCCTGAATGTACAGCAGAGAACAAGAATTACGTGGTTGAGTGGTTTACGGACATTGCCATGGAAGTGTTGACGCAGGCAAATGATATCCGGGAAGAGACCGAAAAGGTGGAAGACAAAAACCTAAAAAAGTAATCCACTGGCAGCAGCAGCTAATGAGGGGGGAGCTTGATTGTGATGAATGTGAAGAGTTTTTTGAAAAAACAGGGTTCCCCCCTCCCTGCGATACGTGCAGTAAAACAGAACTCTTATCCTGCAATATATTTGCCTGGGAAACTTGGGGCGTCCTTAACCAGTTTGACCGGCCTATGCAGGTAGGAATGGGCGGTGCAATAAAGATGCACATCCCTTATTTGACTATGGCTCAGGTGGTTGAATACAGAGGCGGCAGTGCACGTGACCTTGAAAAAGTGATGTTAATTGAAAAATCAATGCTCCCTGTGATCTGGGAAGTGGAGAAAAAGAATAATGGCGGGTCTTAAATTAAGCGTTGATACGAGCGGGGTTAAGCGGGCTGAACAGGATATTAAAAATTCTTTTCGTGAAATGGGCCGGGATGCAGGGAAGACCGAGCGTGATTTTGAGGAACTTGGGAAAGCTCTGGGTCTGGATAAATATGTTAAGACGCTTGAATCAAACGCAGATCGGGCCAGCCGGGGGTTGTCTAATTTAGGCAAAGTGGTTGCTGGCCTGGGGTTTGCCGCCGCCGGTTATGCTGCTGCCAGTTTTGCCAGAGAGATTATTGGTGTTGGGGTTGCCCTTGACTCCACACAAAGAAGTTATAAAGCCATTTTCGGATCACAGGAAAAGGCCGGTCAACAACTAAAATGGATTGCAGGTTTAGCAGATGAGTTAGGTGTTGGCCTGGCAGGACTTGAACAATCCTATCAGAGTGTTGCTGCATCTGCCCGCGGAACAAAACTTGAAGGTGAAGCGATACAGGAAATCTTCTCTTCCATGGTAAAGACCGGAGCTGTCTTGGGTGCAACTAATGACATGCTTGCCCGGTCTTTTTTGCAGATGGGGCAAGGTATAGGCCGGGGGAAATTTGAACTTGAGGATCTGAAAACGATCAGCGAAGCTCTGCCAGGCGTCGGGATAAAAGATTTTGCAGATTCCTTGGGGAAGACCGGGGAGCAGTTTCTTGAAATGGTCAGGAAGGGTGAAGTTTTATCAGATGTTTTCCTTCCAAAACTGGCGGATCATTTACAAGAGAAATACGGCAAAGCGGCAGAAGACGCCGGTAACCGTGCCGGGGCCGCTTTTGCTCGGTTTGAGAATGAGATTTTAAAAATCCAACGAGCGCTGGCAGAAGGTGGATTCCTTGATGCTATGGTAGGATTGGCTGAAGACACGACAGAATGGGTTCAGGCTAATGACCGTCTTTTAAAACAAGATCTGCCCGAATTTTTTAAAACCGTTGCGACTGCTGTGGCTGGGATTGGAACGGCATTAATGTGGACAGTCGATAAAACATCTTATGCCGCTGAATGGTGGGCGAAGGTTTTTTATGGGCCGCTCGATCCATTAAAAAAATTACAATCTGAGCTTGTCGAAGTACAGGAAAAACTCACACAATGGGGGAAATATCCAGAAACAACCACACAAGCGATTATAGATGAAGCAAAGGCTCGGGAAGAACAACTGCAAGCAGCTATTGAATTAATCAAAAAAGATCGGGAAGGTCTGAAAGATCATGCAGAGTCGACGAAAGATGCGGCCGATGCGACTGGAGTCCTTAATAATTCCCTTGATACCGGAAAAGATACTAATCGGGAATACGCAGAGTCTTTGAAAAATATCAACAATTCATTATATGACGCCGACTTTGGGAAATGGGATGATGGCCTAAAAGAAACTAAAGAGTTAATGAGTTTCCAAAATGAAATTAATGAGATGGAAAAATGGGTTAAAACTGTTGAAAAAGGGGGCACGGTTGCCCAGGCGAACCTTGAGCTCGAAGAAAAAAGATTAGAAATCCGTCTCAAAAATGCTGGATTAAACGAAGATGAAATTCAGCATTATAAAGATCTGCTGGATACAATCAAAGAGTTAAAAGCTGAAGAGGAAAAAATAAACGATGCTTTAGAAGATGCCTTTAAAGACATCGACAAAGCCGCCGC